GCTCCTTTATCGCCAAAAAGAAAAGGCGAGATTTACTCGACTGGTATTCTTAGGATAGCAACCTTGAACTATCAATATCAAATGACAATGTCAGAGAATTTGGCACTGACAAAAGTTCTGACATTGTCATTTGAAAACGTCTGAAAACAACGCTTATACTCACAGAGTAAATTATTTTTTGAATTAGTAAAAAATTAAGTGAGGTAAATTTATGTCAGATGAAAATTCTAAGAAAAAGTTTTGGTCGTCAAAAACATTTTGGGTAAACATATTGTCCGCAGTCGGATTGATTGTTCAAACTCAAACCGGTTTTATTTTTGACCCCACTGCACAAGCAATCGGCTTGACCGTCGTAAACACAGGATTAAGGCTAATCACAAAACAAGGACTAGAAGTATAAAAATTAAGGTATAAGGTGCATCACGCATCTTATACCTTTTCCACGAACAAATTCAAAGAAAGGTAAAAGATGAAATTTTTTGAAGTATTTAAATCAGGAACTTATCCTCAAGGAAAATTCACCAAAGAACAAATAGACGAAATAGCTAAAAACTACGACCCGAGTTTTTGCGAAGCCCCAATTACGTTGGACCATGAACAATCAGGTCCGGCATTTGGTTGGGTTGAAAGCTTAAAAGCAGAAAAAGGCATCTTGAAAGCAGCGTTTAAAGATGTCACAGAAGATTTAAAATCATTTGTTAATGGCGGCAAATATAGAAAGGTTTCAGTTGAAATTTATCGGGAACTTGAAGGCAAAAAGCCTTACCTCAAAGCTGTTTCGTTCTTAGGCGCAGGCATTCCTCAGGTCAAAGGAATGGACGCTGTTCAGTTTAAAGAAGGCGAGAGTGATACCTACACTTTCGAATTTCAAGCAGATACTGAAGAAGATGCTGAAGTAAGTAAACTTCAAGTTCAAATAAAAGACCTTGAAGAAAAGATTAAAACATTTTCTCAACAAGAAAAATCTACTGAAACAATTAAATCTTTGAACACAAAAGTTGAAGACCTTACAAAAGAGTTGGAAACATTCAAAGAAAAGTCTAATGACAAAGATGAAATTCAAAAAGAGTTGGACTACATAAAAAACAAAGTTCGTGACAACGAGGTTGAAAATTTTATCGAAAAACAACTTGAAAAAGGAATTTTGATTCCTGCAAATAAAGAGCTTGTATTGAAAATCTTCAAAGAGCTCGACAATGTCAAAAAGTTTGATGCAACCTCTAATTCGGTTGAAGATTTTAAAACTTTTGTCGCCGCACTTCCAAAACAAATCGTACTGGAAGAATTTGCTACAAAGAAAAAAGCAACCACTCAAAAAGTAGACCACGATGAGTTCAAGGACGCAAGTGAAGAAAGTCTTGAGATTTTCAATGAGGCTCAAGCACTTGCGGAAAAAGAAAACATCGATTTCAAAGATGCACTGCTACAAATAAATAAAGGAGTATAAAATGGGACGTTTAGAAGATTTAAGAATTAATGCCTACCTTTCAAAAGTAGCCCGAGGGTATTCAAATTCAGCATTCATTGCAGGCAACTTGTTTCCAACAATTGATTCAGAACTTGAAAAAGTAGATATCTTTGAATTTAACAAAGAAGCCTTCCAGGTTTACGATACTGAACGTAGTATTCGTGCAAATTCAAATGTAATCTCACCAAAAGGATTTACAAAAAAGACAACAACTCTGACAGAGCACGACCTCGCCTATCCTTTGGATTACAGGGAAGAGCAAGAATCCAAAATCGTAAAATTACAACTGCACGCAACAAATGTTGTAACTGAAGGATTGAAATTAAAACACGAAAAACAATGCGCAGATTTGGTTCAAAATGCCGACAATTATGCAACTGAAAATAAAATAGTTCTCTCGGGGACCAGTCAATTTTCTAATGCTGCATCAGACCCTGAAGGGGTAATTGATGATGCCAAAAGTGCAGTCGCCGGCAAAATTGCCCAAGAACCAAACACCATGGTTTTAGGATATGATGCGTTCAAAAATTTAAAAAAGAATAAACAATTGAGGGATTTAGTTAGCACAAGCAAAACTAGAATAATTACGCTCGATTTAATGAAAGAAATTTTTGACATTGAAAACATCGTCGTAGGTCGATCCGTTTTTGTCAACGAAAAAGGCGAATTTGTAAAAGTTTGGGGAAACAATATTGTCCTAGCATATGTTCCACCTTTAAATTCAAGAACAGAATATGACCCCTCATTTGCCTATACAGTTAAGAAAAAAGATGCTCTCAATATTGATGAGTACACAAAAGAAGGCAACAAAATCAAATATATTCGTGCAACAGACATCTACACACCATTTTTGGTCGGACCTGATGCCGGTTATTTGATTGCAAATACATAAGGAGAAAAAATGTCTAAATTTATCGTTAAAAACACAACCATTTTACACAATAAAAAGACCTATGGAATAGGTGATACCATCGAGTTCCCAGACGACTTTAATGTGGCTAAATTGGCAGATTACTTAACTCCTATTGAAATAGTTGCTGAAAGTAATTCGGGTGAAACTCCAACTCCAAAACCTACAAAAACAAATAAAAAAGCTGATAAAGTAGCTGCGACAACGGATACAACAACCGAGGCTACGGTCACAGCCGCAGATGCAACCGCATCAACAGAAGAAGTAAAACCTGAAGGAACGAAAGAGGAGGCTCTAAATGGCACAGAAACTGTATAAACCCTTGCTAATTGACTCAATAAAAGCTCAAATTGATTTGCCTAAACAAAGATTTGTGGGCTTTGACGGAAACATTTGCGGTGCCAGTAAAAAATCTTTTGGTGTTTGTGATGTTGAAACAGAAAAAACCCAATTCGCCCCAATTGCCGTCCTTGGGATTTTACTTGTTGAATCAGGCTCCGCTATAACTCAAGGTGTAAAAATTACTAGTGATTCTCAAGGCAGAGCAATTCCTGTTGCTACAACTGAAGAAATTAACGGATACGCACTTGATGCTGCAACCGCATCAGGCGAAATTATCCGTATTGCAAGAGGAATATAGATGTATTGCAGTGTTGAAGATATCGAAAAGCAAATCACCCACGCAACCCTTGTACAACTAACCAACGACAACTCTCTCCCCGAAGTTGACGAAGCAGTGACATTTGAGGCTATCCTTTACTCTTCAACCCTAATCGATGGGTATCTGAGAGGTAGATATAATTTACCTCTTGATACTCATCTTCCCCTTTTAAGAATTATCGCAATCGATTTAAGCATTTACAGGTTATACAGCCGCAGGTTACAAGCCGATATGCCCGAATCTATTATGGCTCAGTACAAAGAAACAATTAAAACTTTGGACAAAATCCAAAAAGGAACTATTACGCTTGAACTCGAAAACAGCCAAGAAACCCTACAAAACAACGAATATTTATCAAACAAAAATTCAAACGATAGAATGTTCAGCCACGAGGTCCTAAGTGAATATTGAAGCAATTGAAAATCAAATAGTAGAGATATTAAAAAGTAAAATAACAGGTTTGTATATTGATTCATTCCCCGAAAAGCCGCAAGAATATACTTTCACACATCCAAAAGGTGCAATTCTTGTTCACTATCAAGGTGGAAATTACGGAAATAGTCAATCCCTGGATGTCATTTTTCAGCAAAAGAAAATGGAATTTGCATTAACCCTAATCACAAGATATTTGAAAACAAACGATGGGGCCTATTTGCTTTTAGAAAAAGTTAAACAAGTTTTAACAGGATTTAAAATCGATGGCTGCACAAAAATGTGCCCAACAAAAGAAGGGTTTTTGACTGAAAACAATGGGATTTGGCAATACACAATCAATTTTGAATTAACTACCCCAAGCATTGAAACGGAGGAGGATTAATGCCCGCATCATTTTTACACGGAGTCGAAACAATCGAAGTTCAAAAAGGCTCAGTCACAATAAGAACAGTAAAAACCGCAGTAATCGGACTTGTCGGAACTGCTCCGATAGAGACAGTCGGTGCCGATTACAAAACGATAAATAAACCTGTTTTAATTTTGAATGAAGCTGATGGCGTAAAATATTTCGGCGAAAACAAATCAGGATACACAATACCACAAGCACTTAAAGCAATTTTCGCCCAAGGCTCAGGCATTGTCCTTGTTGTAAATGTATTTGACCCTAGCGTTCATACCTCAGTTTCTAGTGTCACTATTTCCGATATAAATGGGAAAATAGATATTTTGACAGGCAAGAGAACCGGAATGAAAGCTTTTGAAGATTGCTACTCAATGTTCGGTTTTTATCCTAAAACCATCATTGCCCCCGTATTCTGTGAAGATAAAGCGGTAGTAACCGACATCAACACCGTTTGCAATAAAATCAGAGCAATTGGAATTGTTGATGCCCCTGTTGGAACTACAGTTCAAGATGCAATTGTCGGAAGAGGACCTGAAGGAACAATTAATTTTAACTTCGCCTCTCAGCGATTAATCCTCTGTTACCCACATTTGAAAGTGTATGATTCCGCGACTGAAAGTGAAATTTTAGAACCGTATTCTCAAAGGCTTGCAGGTGTAATCGCCGCAAAAGATATTGATAAAGGTTATTGGTGGTCGCCATCAAACACTGAAATCTTGGGAATAACCGGCGTTGAAAAGCAGTTAACTTCAATGATTAATGACCCATCAAGCGAGGTAAATACACTTAACGAAGCTGGAATAGTAACAGTCTTTAATAGTTATGGCTCAGGACTAAAAACTTGGGGCAACCGTTCGGCGGCTTATCCAAGTTCTACTCTTCCAACTAATTTTATCAACGTAAGAAGAACTGCTGATATTTTGCACGAAAGCGTAGAATATTCGATGCTTCAATTTATAGACCATCCAATCACTAACGGACTTATCGATGCGATTTGCGAAAGTGTGAATGCATTCATTAGGACTTTGATTGGACGTGGAGCGTTGATTGACGGCAAGTGTTTTTATAATCCTGATAAAAATCCAACAACAGAAGTTGCAAACGGCCACTTACTTTTCGATATTGAATTTATGCCTCCGACTCCTGCTGAAAGAATTACATTTGAAAGCTTTATTAATATCGAATTGTTGAAAAGCCTTGGTACCAAGTAAGGAGAGAACATGAGCAAGATCCAAATAAATAAACTTATTAACGCAAATATTTATATGAACGGAAACAACCTTTTGGGCCGAGCAGAAGAAATTCAGCTTCCGCAAATTAAACACAAGATGGCTGAACACAAAGCACTCGGGATGGTTGGTTCTGCTGAATTTTTTGCAGGTATCGATAAACTTGAATGCAAAATTAAATGGAATTCACTTTATCCTGATGTTCTCAGAACTTGTGCCAATCCATTTGTTGCTGTTGCAATCCAAGTTAGAGCCTCGCTTGAGACTTATAACGGAACCGGCAGAATTTCAGAAGTTCCG